ACCATCATCAAGGTCAGTTTTCAATTCATATGTCAAAAAAATCTTTTGAAAAACAATATGGAACAGAAACTGAAATTTTAGAAATTGTTAAACAAAAAGTTAAGGAAGAAGAATGTCGTTCATCAATACTTTAAGTTTAAAAGATCGAAGAAGATTAAGAACTATTGTTAAAAGAGTACATCTTGCACATTATCCTACTCATATGATTACAGACTATGAGGCAGATAAACTTGTTGAAGCTTTTGGTGAAGAAACAGTTTATAATCTGTTAAAGGAAAATGTAGGTAAGAATGTCGACTAAATTTGATTACAAGCCAGAAGGTATAACACTCAAACAATTTATGAAGTCTAATGACTTCTTTAGAGGATTAAGAGGGCCAGTTGGATCTGGTAAATCTGTTGCTTGTTGTGTTGAAATATTTAGAAGATGTTTATTGCAAGAAAAAAACAAAGAAGGCAAACGTAAATCAAGATGGGCAGTAATTAGAAATACTAATCCACAATTAAGAACTACTACAATTAAAACTTGGTTAGATTGGTTTCCAGAAGATACTTGGGGAAACTTTGCCTGGAGTGTACCTTATACTCATAGAATAGTTAAAGGTGATTTAGATGTAGAAGTTATATTCTTAGCTCTTGATAGACCGGAAGATGTAAAGAAATTATTATCTTTAGAGCTTACTGGTGTTTGGGTTAATGAAGCTAGAGAAATACCTAAATCAATTATAGATGCTTGTACAATGAGGGTAGGAAGATTTCCATCTATGAGAGATGGTGGTGCTACTTGGTATGGAGTTATTGCAGATACCAATGCACCAGAAGAAGATCATTGGTGGCCCATAATGGCAGCTGATGTTCCAGTACCAGATCATATTTCTAGAGATGAAGCTTTAATGTTAATCAAACCAGATAACTGGAGTTTTTATACTCAACCATCTGCTATGTTAGAACAAAAAGAAAATGGAAGTATTACTGGTTATGAGTTTAATGAAAAAGCAGAAAACAAATCTAATCTTACAGAAAATTATTATCCTAATATTATTAGAGGTAAAACAAAAGGATGGATTGATGTTTATGTTTTAAATAAACTTGGATCTATTGAAGAAGGTAAACCTGTTTATCCAAACTTTAAACAAGAAATACATTGCGCTGCTGAAGACTTAGAAGTTAATCCTTATCAACCAATTTATATTGGAGTTGACTTTGGTTTAACTCCTGCTGCTGTTTTTGGACAAAGATTAGTTACAGGTAGATGGAATTTATTAAATGAGCTTGTATGTTTTGATATGGGTGTAATTAGATTTTCTGAATTATTAAGAACAGAAATAGCAAAAAATTATAAAGGTATGGAAATACATATTTACGGAGATCCTGCTGGAGATTTTAGATCTCAAACAGATGAAAGAACTCCATTTCAAATTATGCGACAGAATGGATTAAAAGCTAGTCCAGCTCCATCTAATGATGTTGCACTTAGAATAGAAGCTGTAGATTCAGCATTATGTAGATTACTTGATGGTAAACCTGGTTTATTGCTAGACAAAAAATGTATTACTCTTAAAAAAGGTTTTAATGGTGGTTATCATTATAGAAGACTACAAGTATCTGGAGATAGATATGATGAGAAACCTTTAAAGAATAGATACTCCCACGTTCACGATGCACTTCAATATTTAATGATGGGAGCTGGTGAAGGTAGAACTATTTTATCTGGACAACCTACTAAGAAAGTAACTGTTGCTAAAAAAGAATGGGATGTCTTTGCAAAACATAAACCAAGAAAAAGGCAAGTATGGGATCTGTTCAAGAAGAATGGTTAATATATTTCTATGAAGCTAGCGATCATCCTTATCCAGAATGGTTAAGATTCCTTAAAAAAGGATTTAAACATTGTGGAGCTTTATCTTATAATTCCAAAAATGATATATGGGTTCATTTAGAATTTACTCATGCAGGAATTAGATTATCATTCCTAGAAAAAAAAGAACTTGAATCTATGCTTGGGTATTTAAAACAATTTAAAGTACTAAGATGCCCAGTAAAAAATGAATGGCATATGCTAAGAATTAAAGATACGACCTGTGTTACATTTATTATGAGATTAATTGGATTTTATAAATGGTATATTCTTACACCTTATCAGCTTTATTGTGCGTTGATTAAAGCAGGATATAAGTCATTTTGGGATCAAGATGCCAAAACCTAAAAAAACATTACAGGAAATTATTGATGAAATGAGAGATCTTCAAGCTCATGAAGATGATTTACTGGATGAAATGGAAGCTAATATGGGATCTTTAATATCAGATGATTTAGAAGATATAGATGAGGAGAATTTATAATGGGCGGAATATTTAAACAAGATACACCACCTAGAGATGATACGCTTGAAAAACAAATGGAAGCTGAAAGATTAGCAGAAGAAGAAAGAGCTGCTGCTCTTGAAGCTGCAAATCAAAAACGTAAAAATAAAATTGCTAGAGGTATCATTGGTCAAAGATCTTTATTTGGTCAAGCTGGTGGTAGAGGATTTTTTGGATAATGGTAGCCAAAGTCTACCAGAATCCTAAAGGTGGATTAAATGCTAAAGGTCGTGCTTACTTTAAAAGAAAAGAAGGATCGAACCTTAAAGCACCTGTAAAAAAAGGAACTAATCCACGAAGGGTTTCATTTGCTGCAAGGTTTGCAGGAATGAAGGGCCCAATGAAAGATTCTAAAGGCAGACCTACTAGAAAAGCCTTAGCATTAAAAGCTTGGGGATTTGGTAGTGTTGAAGCTGCAAGAAACTTTGCAAGTAAACATAAAAAAAAATAATGTCTACAGCAAAGAAAACTAAACCTGCTTTATGGGCAAGAGCTAAAGCTCAAGCCAAAGCAAAGATGGGAGGAAAGCACAGTGCGAGAGCTATGCAACTTGCTGTCAAGATATATAAAAAAGCAGGTGGAGGGTATAGCGGAGCTAGGTCAAGTTCCAATAAACTCTCAAAGTGGAGTAAACAAAAATGGAGAACAAGTAGTGGAAAAAAATCTGAAGGCAAACGAAGATACCTACCTGATAAAGCTTGGAAAGCTCTTACAGCAAAAGAAAAAGCTGCAACTAACAAGGCTAAAGCAAGTGGTAATAAAAAAGGAAAACAATTTGTTAAACAACCAAAAGCAATCGCAGCAAAAACAAAAAGATTTAGATGATGAAATTTATAGATAAAATTATTTTTAAAGTTAAAGTATTAATTATAGAACTTAAAAACAAATGGAGGAATAAATAATGCCTTACGGATATGGATCTACAAATAGAGAAAGAGGAGCTGAAAAAGCTAGAAGTTCATCTTCATCTAGCAAATCTAAATCATCTAGTGCAAAATCTAGTAATACTAAATCTAATAATTTAGGTAATTCTACTAATTTAGGTGATAATGATAGACAATCTTATAGCGCAAAACAATATACTAATTCTGGTATTAGTGCTTCAAAAGTAAAAGCAAGTAAAGAATCTTTTGAAGATGCTGTAGGAAAATCAAGATTAGATAATTATAATGTTGTAGAAAGTTTACCAAAATATACACCTGCAGCAATAAGAGCAGTTGCTGGTATTGTTGGTCAAAAACTATTTGAAACTAACAGAAAATTTTTTAGAGAAAAAGTTTTAAAAAGCAAAAATGCAAGTAAATTTAAAGATACTATGGATTCATATTCTAATTATATACAAAGTAGATTATCTGGAAACATAGATGCTTATGGTAATTTAAAACCTACAGGCAATGATAATGGTGAACCAAAACAAATACAAAAACAAGTTATTGCAGAAATGCAAAAAGAATCTGATTCTTTACAATCAGATAATAAAATAACTGCTCAAAGAAAAGTATTTAAAAACTATAGATCAGCTTTAAGAAGAAGATTTTTAATGGAGGAACCTATTTAATGGAATACAATATTGAAGATACACCTACAGTAGATACTACAGATAAAGCAACTGCTATTTTAAAAAAGTATAAAGAAGCTGTATCTATCAAAGATCATTGGAGAGAAAAATTTGAAGAAGCATATGAATATTGTCTTCCAAATAGAGAATCATTTTATGATGAATCACCAGGACAAAAAAGAACTGATAAAATTTTTGATGAAACAGCAGTAGTTGGTGTTCAAGAATTTGCATCTAGATTACAATCTGGTATTGTTCCAATTTTTGCAAGATGGGCAGATTTTCAAGCTGGATCAGAAATACCAGAAGAACAAAAATCACAAGTTAATTTACAGTTAGATAAAATAACTGATTATGTTTTTGAAGTATTACAAAACTCAAATTTTAATCAAGAAGTACATGAAGCATTTATGGATCTTGCAGTTGGTACAGGATGTATGTTAGTTGAAGAAGGTGATGCTGTTAATCCAATTAAATTTACAGCTATACCATTACCTAAAGTTTGTTTAATGAATGGCCCAGATGGAAAAATAGATACTGTTTATAGAACTAGAAAAGTTAAACCAGAACATATTAGTATTTTATATCCTAAAGCTATAATGCCACAATACTTTGATCCATTGAGAGAAAAAAAAGATTTAACTATTGTAGAAGTAATTTATAGAATTTATGAAAACAATGTAGAAAAATATAAATACTGTGTAGTATTAGAAAATCCTAAAGCAGTTATATTTGAAGAAATATATTCTGGAGAAGGATCAAATCCATATTTAGTATTTAGATGGAACAAAGCATCTGGTGAAGTATATGGTAGAGGGCCAATATTTAATGCTATGGCAGCAATTAAAACTTGTAACTTAACTATTGAGTTAATATTACAAAATGCACAGATGGCAGTATCTGGAGTTTATACTTATGAAGATGATGGAGTAATTAATCCAGATAATATTGCATTAGTACCTGGATCATTAATTCCAGTAGCTCCAGGATCAAGAGGATTAAATTCAATTCAATCTGCATCTAACTTTGATGTTGCTCAATTAGTATTACAAGATATGAGAGCTAATATTAAAAAAGCTTTATATATGGAAACTCTTGGAAGACCAGAAGGAACTCCAATGACAGCAACAGAAGTTTCTGAAAGAATGGCAGATCTATCTAGACAGATAGGCTCATCATTTGGTAGACTTCAATCTGAGTTTATTCATCCTTTATTAAAAAGAATAATTAGATTATTATCTAAACAAGGTAGAATAGAATTACCTAAAGTTAATGGTAGAGAAGTTAAAATAGCTGCAAGATCTCCATTAGCAAAAGCACAACATATGCAAGATATATCAGATGTTAATAGATTTAATGAAATTATTGCAGGTACATTTGGCCCTCAAATGATTAATGTTATTGTTAATCAAAATGAAACTGCTAAGTATCTAGCACAAAAAATGAATTTGCCAGAAAAACTTATTCGAGATGAAGAAGAACAAAGGCAGATAGTACAACAGATTAGTCAATTACAAACTGCACCAAAAGAAGGAGAGATACCACAATAATGAGTTGGGATGGTCTTAAGACAAAAAAACCAATCCCTGCAAAATCTATTGATGGTTATGTTCGAACTGACGAAGAAGAACGTAATCTTAATAAAACATTTGCAGGTGTATTTAAAGGTGAGGATGGTAAAAAAGTCCTCGACTATATAAAATCAATTACAACTGAAGCAGTTGCTGGACCAAATATAGAAAGCAATCAATTATTTCATTTAGAAGGAATGAGATTTTTAGCAGGTGTAATACAAACAAGGATAAAAAAAGGAGAACAAGATGGTAGATGATAATGCTACAAATACAGCACCAGTCACCACAGAAGAAACTACTGCGGTAACTAAACCAGAATATGTACAAGATAAATTTTGGGATGCTGATAGAAATGAAGTGAACTTAGAAAACTTAGCAAGTAGTTATAATTCTCTTGAAAAGAAATTAGGTTCAAGAACAGAAGATCTTTCAAAACAAATAAGACAAGATATTGAGTTAGAAAGATTGTCAAAAGCTCCAGAAGAATACAAAGTTAATCTTCCGGAACTTCCAGAAAATGTAGATGTATCTGTATCTGATGATATGGAAATAGTACAATGGTGGAAAGAAACTGCTAAATCAAATGGTTTATCTCAAGAACAATTTGATCAAGGAGTTAATATGTTTATTAACAATGCAATGGCAACATTACCAGATATAAATGTTGAAATGGAAAAACTAGGTGATTCTGCAAAAGAAAGAATAGAAACAGCTGAGCTTTGGTCTAAGAAAAACTTATCGCCAGATGCTTATAATACTTTTTCTAGCATTGCATCAACAGCAGAAGGTGTAAAAGCAATTGAGGAAATTATGAAGTTAACAAAAGATAGCCCAATTCCAACAACACCTACACAAGTATCTGTAACACCAGATATTCAAGATCTAAAATCTATGTTGAATGATCCAAGATATTACGATTCAAATCAAAGAGATCCAGCATATGTAAAACGAGTGGAGCAGTTGTTTGAAAAGGCGTATCAAAATAAACAAGGCTAAGAAACCTTTTAAGTATAAAAAACTTAATAAGGATTTACATTGGCTAGATGCAGTTAGTGATCCAGGTTGGTTATCTGAAGAAGATATGGATAATCAAATACCTGCTAAAGCTGTATGTAGCCAAATGTGGATTTATAAAGAAGACGATAAATCTATTACATTATTTGGTACATATTCATATGATGATAAAGGTAAGTTAGAATTTGGAGAAGTTATAACTATTCCTAAGATATGGATTTAATGTGCGTTGTTTATATAATTAAACAAATCTATTTTTGCAATTAAGACCTTAAAAATGTTCAATGATTGCCCTTAACTGGATAACAATCCTCTGCATTTGTAAGACAATCGGTAAATAAACGTAACTTAACAACAAGGAGCTAATAATGGCTACATCAATAACAAATGCCTTTATAACTCAGTTCGAAGCTGAAGTTCACATGGCTTACCAAAGAATGGGTTCTAAATTAAAGAACTTGGTAAGAAATGTTAATGGCGTTAACGGTAATACTGTTAAGTTTCAGAAAGTTGCACAAGGTTCTGCAAACACTAAAGCAAGACACGCTGAAGTAGTTGCAATGGATCTATCTCACAGCAATGTGACAGCAACTTTAACTGATTACTATGCAGCAGATTACGTTGACAAGTTAGACGAGTTAAAGGTAAACATAGACGAAAGACAAGTAGTTGCACAATCAGCAGCTTATGCACTTGGTAGAAAAACTGACGAAGTGATAAGAGATGTGATGGCTGCAGGTACATCTTTTGCAAATAACGTAAACTCAGACGCATCAACAGCAATGTCTTTAGTTAAAGCTAAAAACATGATGGAAACATTTAACGGAAATGATGTTCCAGATGATGGTCAAAGATACTGGGTAGTAGGGCCTAAACAATGGTCTGATCTATTAGGTATCGATCAATTCACTAGACTTGAGTATGTAGGACAAGATGAATTACCATTTAAAGGCGGTATGACTGCTAAAAGATGGTTAGGATTCTTATGGTTTGTACATTCTGGTTTATCAACAACTGCGAGTGATAGAAATACTCTAGCATTCCACAAATCAGCTGTTGGTCTAGGAATCGGTTCTGATGTTAAAACTGAAGTGAACTACATTCCAGAAAAAGTATCACACTTAATTACATCTATGCTTTCAATAGGTGCAGTTGAGATCGATGCTAATGGTCTAAGAGTTCAAAAATGTGCTGAATAATAGGAGGATATAAATGGCTTACGAAACTTCAAACCCAATCAAAAAGATTGCTGAAGCTGGTGGTAACTCTGTATTCTTCTACAGTGATGGTGACGCTATTGCTACAATAGCTGCATCTGGTTACTTCAACTCAGCAACTAATGAACTAAAAGAAAACGATATTATCCTTTGCGTAGGTTCAAATGGTGGTACTCAAACAGTTGACATTCTTGTAGTGTCTTCTGCAACAGGTGCTGCTACTGTAACTGTCGTAAATGGTTCATAATATCATTTAACGAAAATTATTGGGGGCGGGATTTTCCTGCCCTCAATTTATTTATTAGGAGAATATGGCAACATCAAAAGTAGATATATGTGCAAGAGCTTTAGTAATGATAGGTGCTCAACCTATATCTTCTTTTTCAGATGGTAGTACAGAAGCTTTAGTTGCCTCAAATGTTTATGAAGATATTGTTCAATCTTCATTGACTAGACATAGATGGAAATTTGCTACCAATCAAAAACAATTATCTTTATTAGCTACAGCACCAACAGGTAGATATGAATATGCTTATCAGTTACCAGCTGATCCAAGCGTTTTACAAATTATAACAATTACAGTTAATGATTATGTTATTCCATATACTAGATACAAAGATATGATCTATGTAAATACTTATGGAGCTAATCATGCACTTATATTAGATTATATTTATAGAGTTGAAGAAGATTATTTTCCTGCTCATTTTAGAGTAGCATTAGAATATGAATTAGCTTCTATATTTGCAGGATCAGTTGCAAGAGATGCAGGAATGATTAGAGAGTTTAAAGCATTAGCTGATAGACAATTTTTAATATCTAAAAACATAGATACTTCTGAAGTAACAACTAGAAAACTTGATACTTCTAGATTTATAAACTTAAGAAATTCTACGAGAACTGATGTATAATGGCAAGAACATTAAAAACTGTATTAACGAATTTTTCTTCTGGAGAGATTAATCCTTTATTAGCTAACAGAATAGATACTCCTGCTTATAATAATGGTGCAAAACAATGTAGAAATTTTGCTTTACTTGCAGAAGGTGGAATAATGAGAAGACCAGGAACTTCTTATTTAGCTACATTAGCTGCTGAAAGTAGAATAATTCCATTTGTATTTTCTGATGATGAAATAGCTATTATTGTTTTATCTAATAATAGAATGGATGTTTACAATATAAGTGGTACTGCAATTGTTTCTAATTATACTACAAACTGCAATTGGACTACAGCTCAATTGTTTGAATTAAATTATGCTCAATTTGGAGATACAATATTTATAACTCATCGAGATAATCCAACTAGAAAAATATTTAGATCTTCTGCATCAACATTTACTGTTACTGCATTTGATTTTGATATTGAAGAAGATATAGTAGTTTCTGGATCATATAAAAAAGCAACACCATTTTATAAATATGAAGATGGTAATACAACATTAACATTATCAACTGATGCTACTGGTACTGGTAGAACTGTTACTTCAAGTGTTGGATTTTTTACATCTAGTTATGTTGGTAGTTATTTATTAGTTGATGATAAACAATTACAAATTACAGGATATACTTCTTCAACAGTTGTTACTGCAACAATTATAGAAGCTGGTATTAATGGAACTGGCCCACATTATAATTGGAAAGAAGAAGCTATTTCTCCAGCTAGAGGTTATCCTCAAGCAGTAACATTTCATAATAATAGATTATGGTTAGGTGGATTAAAATCTAGACCTGCTGGAATATTAGCATCAAGAATATCTGAATATTTTAATTTTGATGTTGGAACAGGTGCAGCAGATGAATCAATTGATTTAGATATTGCAGGTTCTGAAGTTAATGAAGTTAGACATATGCTATCTGGAAAAGATTTACAAGTATTTACAGATGGTGGTGAATATTATATTCCAAGAGCAAATGATAATACTATAACTCCTGCAAACGTATCTGTATTAAGACAAACACCTTATGGTATTAGCAGAACAGCTCCAGTTATGTTTGATCAAGCAGCAGGTTTTGTTCAAAAGAATGGTAAATCTGTAAGAGAGTTTATTTATTCTGATATAGAAGATGGATATAAATCTACATCTGTATCTATTCTTGCTCAACATTTAATTGATAGTCCAAAACAAATAGCAGTTATTAAAGGTAACTTTACTAGACCAGAACAATATGCTTTCTTTTTAAATAATGGTTCAACTTATCCTGGTAAATTAGCTGTATTTCATTCTGTAAGAGATGAAAAAATTGCAGGTTGGAGTTTATGGGAAACTAGAAATAATGATTATTTTCATTCTATTATTTCATTAAATGAATATTTAGTATGTATTGTTAAAAGAGTATTAGATAATACAACAGTTTATACGCTAGAATTATTTGCGGATGATGATAGTAATACATTAGATATGAAAACTACATCAACAGTAAATCAAAGAGGTACGCCATTAGTAAATGGTGGTAGTCAAACAGGATCTGTATTAGCTGTTGATGGATTTACTTCAGATCCACAAATTAATGAAACATTTACAATTGCAGGTGATTCAACTGAATATATAATACAAGCTGTTACTAATAATGGTGGTGGATCTTATAATCTTAATTTAGACAAAAATTTAGCAACAACTCCTGCAGATAATGCAGTAATAACTTTAGTTAAAGGTTTTTTACATAATGTAAATGGTATATATACAAATGAATCTATTAACGCTGTTGAAGGAAATAGTTCATTAGGTGCGTTTACTGTTTCGGCATCTGATACTATTACTTTAAATACACCAAGAGCATCTGGTGTAAATGTAGGATTTAATTACACACCAATAATTGAAACTATGCCAATTGATAAAGAATTAGCTGAAGGGCCATTAACTGGTTTACCTAGAAGAATTTCAAGAGCCATCATTGATCTTAACTCTGCTTTAGATTTAACTGTCAAAGCTGCTGACAATACCTCTAAATCTTTAGTAGTCCAACAAGTTAATTTTACTGGTGGTTCTGACCTCACACCTGTTACTGAAAAAAAAGAATTTTTCTTTTTGGGATATGATAAAAGTCCAACTGTTACATTATCTCAAGATGATCCATTACCAATTAAAATATTAGGAATGTCTGTGGAGGTAGTTTTTGCATGAGTGCTGATCCTGTTACTTTAGCTATTGCAAGTACTGCTGTACAAGCTGTTGGTGTATATCAACAAGTACAAGCACAGAAAGCAACTAATAAAGCTATCATTAGAGAATATGAAAATGAAAGAAAGTATAACCAATTAAAAGGTTTACAAGATGCTAATGATGTAATGGAAGAAGCTCAAAGAAAAAGAAAACAAAACTTAGCTATTGTAGCAGGTTCTGGTTATTCTGATGATAGTAGAAGTTTTTTAGCTGTTCAAAGTGAAATAGATAGAATAGCTACTAAAGATATTACAAATATAAAAATTAATGTTGGTAGAGCTGAACAAAAATTACAAAGTCAAATTTATTCAACTAAAGTTATGGGCAAAGCTCAAGAGTATGGAGCTTATGCAAAAATTGGAGCTGCAGCATTAAAAACAGGAGCTTATGCTAAATCTATGAAAGCACCAAAAGGTCAATATGATGGAGCAGGTTCATACGCACAATATTTAGATAATCCAACAGGATATAGTGGGAGTAATTAATGGCATTAAAAGAAGGTAAAAAAACAGTTAGTTTAAAAGCTTCGGTAGCTGATAATATTGGAATACCTAAATTTCCAACTACAACAATAGGAGCAGAATTAGCTGCACCAATTGCAGATGTTATTAGTACATTTCAAAAAACAGCAGAAGCAGATGCAAAAGCAGATTGGCAATTTAATTTTAATCAACAATCTAGAGATCATTATTTACAATTAAAAGATAAATTTAAATTTGATCCAGATGGCATGAGAAATGCTATTGATAATTATTCAAAAACTGTTTTATCAAATACACCTAGTGCATTTAAAGGTGTTGCTGAAAACTTATTAGCTCAAAAGAATTTAGCTAATATGAATTATGCAACAACTAATTATGAAGCTAAAAAAACAGAAGATGCTTTAACAGGTTGGGCTATTACAAAAGATGAATTTAAAATAGATACAGGTTTTAATTTAGATACAATTACATTAAATCCTAATTTAAGTATTTTAGATATTAATAGTCATATTGGTAATGTAGCATTTAAAAATTTAAATCATAACTACGGTACAGCAGAAGAAACTTTAGTTAATACTATGAGATACAAAGGTACTCAACTTCAAAAAGATTTAAACTCAGATATTATAGATATTGAAGCTTTAAGAGTATTTAACATAATGAAAAAAGTAGGAAAAGTAGATGGAATGAATTACTTTACAAATTATGCTA